AGCTTCCCGACTCGCGGAACCTGACGCGAACGCTCGAAATTCTCGGCGTTGTGCGGCTGCCTGAGCATCGGCTTCATGCCGCAGTTCAGGAAAGCGCTGACGCGGTGATGGCGGTATTCGAAGCAGAAGGCGCGAATGTAGAGGGTGCGGACGTTAGGAGCTTTGCGTGACTGTACTCAGAGAGGCGTTCGAGCACGAGCGGGCACAACTGCGGGCCATCCCCTCCCCTGAGCCTGTGCTTGCGAAGCTCGGCCGATTCGCCGCGAGGTTGACCGCTCGCTGGCCCAAGCTCCGGTCTGCGGTCCTGCAAATCGGAGGACTTGGCTGCCTGTCGGCTGCTGCCTGGGAGGTGAACGGCGCGGCTGGTCTCGCCGCGACTGGCCTTTCTCTGTTCGTGCTCGAATACCTGTCGAGTGGATCGGATAAGCGTTGAAGTCACTTATCGGGATGCTCCTGAACAAGGCGCCTGTGCCGTACGTGGCAAGGGGGTCCTCGCCGACGTTCCTGCGTTTCGGTGGCTCGGACTCTGAGCGGATGATGCAGCAGTACGGCTCGGTCGGCACGCTGTTCATGATCGTCAACCGGCTCGCCAACTCGGTCTCGCAGGTTGACTGGCACCTATACCGCAAGCGCACCGACCAGCGGCGCCGGTATGGCCCGGTTGAGGACAACCGCGTGGAAGTTACTTCCCACCTGGCGCTGGATATTTGGAACAAGCCGAACGACTTCTACACGCGGCAGGAGTTCGTTGAGAGCTTCCAGCAGCACCTCGATCTGACCGGCGAAGGCTGGTGGGTTGTGGGACGGGGCGAGCTGGCGAACCTGCCGCTGGAACTTTGGTGCGTGCGGCCAGACAAGATGAAGCCGATCCCAGACGCAAAGAATTTCCTCTCGGGCTATGAGTACCGGGGGCCGAATGGCGAACAGGTGCCGCTCGGCTTGGACGAAGTCGTCCAGCTCCGCATGCCGAATCCGCTGGACCCCTACCGTGGCCTTGGTCCGGTGCAGGCGATCCTCACCGATCTGGATTCGACACGCTACACGGCCGAGTGGAACCGCAACTTCTTCTTCAACGACGCGACGCCGGGCGGGGTTGTTGAGGTCGTGGAACATCTGAGCGATCCCGAGTTCGATGAGCTATCGCTTCGCTGGCGCGAACAGCACCAAGGCGTCCGCAACGCGCACAGGGTCGCCGTGCTCGACAACAACGCGAAGTGGAAAGACGTTTCCTACTCGATGAAGGACATGCAGTTCGCGCAGCTCCGCGACCAGAGCCGGGAACAGATCATGGAGGCGTTCGGCTTCCCGAAGGCGATGTCCGGTCGGGTCGATGACGTGAATCGCGCCAATGCCGAGGCGAACGAAGTCGTGTACGCCCGCTGGCTGCTTGTGCCTCGTCTCGAACGCATCAAGGGCGCGCTCAACAGGGATTTCCTGCCGCTGTTCGGTGCAGATCCCGGCCTGGAATTCGACTATGACAACCCGGTGCCGGAGGATAAGGATTACGACCTGAAGGAGCTGGATGCGAAGGTTGATCGGGCGCTGAAGCTCATCGAGAAGGGTGTCGATCCTACGGAAGCCTTCGAGTTCTGCGGGCTCCCCGACTTCACCTTTGCGCCTATGTCGATGCCGGCGCCCGCGCCAAACGGGGGGACCCCCCAGCCCGCCCCTGTGGGAGGTGCGTCCAACGGCGCCGGGAATGGCCACGGTTGGGTAACGCCCGAACTCGTAAAGGAATTGCAGGATGCACTTCTAGGGGAGGCGCGCTGATGGATCTCAACCGGCTGAAGATCGCCCGCCCTGTTGCCCTTCTCAAGCAGGGCCGAATGGATTGGTATCGCATCCAGGCCAAGGCGGGCTCAGACACGACGGATGTCTATATCTACGATGAGATTGGATATTGGGGCACAACCGCACAGGACTTTGTCAAAGAGCTTCAGGACGTTAGTACCTCGAAGATCGACCTCCATCTGAACTCGCCGGGCGGCGACGTGTTCGACGGCATCGCCATCTACACCGCGCTCAAGGAGCACAAGGCCACCGTCAACGTCCGCATCGACGCCCTCGCCGCAAGTATTGCTTCGGTCATCGCCATGAGCGGCGACACCAGAAGCATCACCAAGCCGGGCACGATGATGATTCATGACGGCTGGGGACTTGCCGTTGGGAACGCACAGGACATGCGGGAGATGGCGGACCTGCTCGACCAGCAGTCCGACATCATCGCGAACATCTACACCGACCGTGCGGGAGGATCACGGGACCAGTGGCGGGAACGAATGAAGGCCGAGACTTGGTACAACGCTGAGGAGGCGAAGGCCGCTGGACTCGTAGACGAAATTCGTGGGGATTCCAAGGACACCGAGAATTCTTGGGACCTCTCCATCTTCAACCACCCGGGGCGTGACCAGGCGCCCGCGCCAGTCGTCCAGCCAAACGGGCAGGACGAGTTCGACTTCGATATCGAGAGTATCGCCAAGGCTCTGGAAGGAGTGTTCTAATGCCCACCGCTGTGAAGGCGTCCCTGGAAGAGCTTGAGGCGACGCTCCGAGACAACTCGAAGGTCCGCGATCTGCTACGCGACGGCAAGTTTGGTGACTTCGTCCGGGACTACGCCGAGGCCAAGAACGCCGCCAATCCCGACATCGCCACGCAGGTCCGCGAGGAGACCCAGCGCGTCCTCGCGCAGATGCTCAAGGAGAACGGGCAGGGCGGCAAGTTCAAGCTCGACCTGACCCCGGAGCCCGGCGGCAAGGGCGTCCTGGCCTACGAGCCCGGTGACGTGCCTGGGCCGCTGTCCGAACGGGCGCGCTACATCCGCAAGAATCGGCTCTACAACAAGGCTGCGCCCGGCGCCCGCGTCGGCAAGATGCTCAATGAGTCGAGCAAGGTGTTTGACGAGCCGACCGACTTCTTCCGGGCGCTCTCGCTACGGTGCAACTCGCTTGGCCGGCTTCCCAATGGCCCTGAGCTGTTGGAAAAGCTCGCCCTGAACGAGGAGATCCGCAACAGCTTCTCAACGAACGTTCCGGCCGATGGTGGGTTCCTCATCCCCGAGGAATTCCGCTCTGACATGCTCCTGGTCGCGCTTGAGACCTCGCTCATCCGCAGTCGTGCAACCGTTATCCCGATGGGCAGCCAGCGGGTCTCGATCCCAATGGTGGACTCCACCACCGACGCCACTTCGGTGTTCGGCGGCATCATCTGCACCTGGGTCGACGAGGCTACCCAGCCAACCGAGGTGCAGGGCAAGTTCGGCGCCGTCGCACTCGATGCCAAGAAGCTGATGGCCTATGTGCAGGCGCCAAACGAGCTGGTGGCTGACGCGCCTGCGTTCGGTGGCTACCTCGACGCCCAGCTCCCACAGGCGATCTCGTTCTACGAGGACGCCGCGTTCATGGCCGGCTCGGGTGTCGGTGAGCCCCTCGGCTTCGTGAACTGCCCCGCAGCGGTCATCGCGGCGGCCACATCTGGGCAGGGCGCCAACACGATCGTCGTGGAGAACCTCGCTGCGATGTTCTCGCGCATGCTCCCGTCCTCGCTGAGCCGCGCGGTCTGGCTCGCCTCCATCGACACCTTCCCCCAGCTCTCGCTGATGGCCGTGCAGGGCGCGATCGGCAACAGCTCCCCCGTGTGGATGAACAACGGTGTCGTGGGAGCCCCACCCGTCTCCATCTACGGCCGCCCCGTCTACTTCACCGAGAAGCTGTCAACCCTCGGCACGACCGGCGACATCGTGTTCGTGGACCCGGCGTTCTACCTCATCGGTGACCGCCAGGCGATGCAGGCTACCGCGTCGCCGCACGTCGCGTTCAACAAGGACATGACCGCCTACAAGATCATCGAGCGGTTGGACGGCCGTCCATGGCTGCAGAGCGCGATCACCCCGAAGAACGCCGGCCCAACCCTGTCCGCATTCGTGCAGCTTTCCTCCACTCGTACCTGATCTCTTTCGGGCGAGCCCTAACCAGCCTGGCAGTAACGCCCCGGGCAGAAAGAAGGAAACAACGTGAGTGCTCGCGAAGGACTTGGCGACCTGTTCAACCTCGCCACGTCCGCAACCACCGCGA